TGGCTGGCCACGTTGGGCGGCGACATGGCGGAGTGGCCACAGGACTTGAGGGTACGGGAGTTCCCGACATAACCGGAAGAGGAAGAATAAAATGAGCAAAGAACCGGCACCAACCAAAGGCGTCACCCCGAACATGCACGGCGTGCTTGGAGTCCTCGTCGACGAAGCGCCGTCGACTGTCCTGTTTGGAAAACGGCTGAATACTTCGCCGTATGACCCACTTCTGCTTCAGCTGCAGCGCGCGGGCGCCGGCAAGTTCCTGAAGTTCGAGGACAAGCGCGCTAAGGCCTCCGTCGCCGCGCGCGCCAAGAAGCTGAACATCAAGATTCTGTTCGGCGAAGAGGGCGAAACGCTTTGGGTCATGTTGGCAACGGTTGATCTGTCCAACAACGGGCATGTTGATCCCGTTCCGGAAGCCAAAGCCAAGTCTCTAGCCAAGTCTCTGAACGATATCGTGCTCGAAGCCGTCATCACCAAACGGGACAAGCCCGGTTTGATCACGACCTGGGCCCGTCTGAATGGGGCGCCTAGCGTTGGGATCAGCGCTGTCGACAACGTGCTGTCCGGCTTGCTGCGTGCCGGGAAGATCAAGCTGAAGCCTGCCATCAAAGGGCTCGACGGCGATCGGTGGATGGTGGCGTGACAGCCATCACACCCGTTATCCCCGGTCACCCGCCGGGTGGATACAATCGATGAAAGCCTTGGACCGCAGGGTGCAGGCCATCCACGAAGCTGTGGCAGCCGAGCGCGACCGCATTCAGAAGCTCTGCCTCGACCAATATGTGTACTGGCGGGATATCGAATCGACCGATCCGGTACTGACTCATCTGTCGATGGGCGCGATGGGAGCAGCCTCTAACATTCTGGCGGGCATTCTCGGGTTGGAAAAATACCCTTCGGAGCCGCCAACGTGAGCGCCTCCCGGATGTTCTGCAAAAGGCCGAAGAAGAATCCGAAGATAGCGCGCGAGATCCGCATGGCGCGGACGTTCTGGAACGGTGAGCCGACACTCTGCAGGCGTGTCAGGGTTCGCTTGGACGCTCCGATTCCGACTGCATGGTGGTGTGCTGGCATGGAAGGAACCGAACGGGACGCCGTGCGGATCGACTACCACGGCGAGGTATTCTACATCGACAACCAAGGCGGGGATCCGCGGGAGCCACACGCCTTCAGGTCCGGCGACGGCTGGCTGAAGGTAACGCTGGGCATGGGCGGCCCGGATTACGGCCACGCGGCCATCAGAAACTGCACCGAGATCGGCGAGCAGCCGGGAAATCGGATACCTGGGCGCGAATGACCTGTCAATTCTGTGGCTCACCCGCTGAGTACCGCTGCAGCGTCAAGACCGAGCGATACCTACGAGTCCCGGTTGGGAAGCTGCAGATCGGTGATCACGTTTGCCGAAACTACGAGGACAGGCCGAAGCCGGGCTCACACGGCGTGGTGGATGACATCTCCGCCCGTCCGCCCTACGATCGCTATGACCGCGAAACACTTTCGGTGACGATTATCATCTCCCGGGCAGGTAAACCGCTTCGGGAAAAGACGTTCAAGGCTGATCCGTTGTTCGAAATGCGCGCTGCGCGCCAGATGTTTTGCGGTGCTTCGGTGTGCGAGAACTGCGGCCAGGATCCGGGAGATGATCATCGGCGCTGCCCTGAACACTGGACCATCCGGACACTGGAGCAGGCCGCGTGAAATCCAGAAGAGCTCCACCGTTTCCGATGTGCTCCGAGCGCTCCCGGTGCTCCGTCTGTTGATCCGCGCTTTCTCCTTTCACCGCCAGTTGCGGAATGCCTTATGATAGAGCCATTCAGGCGTAGCGCGTCCACGTCGGTAGCGTTTGCACCGGGCGGTCGGAGAGAATTCTTCGGACCGCCTTTCTTGTGGGTTGCGCGCACCTCGGCAAACTATTGATTTGACAAGCCGGAGCATTTGCGGTATGAATGTTTTGACTGATTGATTTCCTCCGGGCTCTCTCGGCGCTGTATCCTGGCAGGCGTGAGTTCTCAACCGCCGCACCCTTCCCGTAGCACGCCATCCAAACGAAAAACAGCTAAGCAGTTTCCAATAACAGCTAAGCTGTTTCCGGTCTTAGCGTTTTACCCACTTCGTCTACAGCTTCCACCACCACTGAAAATGGCGACCAAACCAAACAAACAGAGAAAGATATCTTCAGTCTTCGCTGTCGACCGCGAGACAGGAAACGTCCTGAGCGCAATGCGCATGGCGCCGAGCTTGGCGATCCTCCTGATATCAGAAGGGCGCGCGCAACTGACTGAACCTAACGATCCAAACTGCAACACAGTCTACCTGCTCGCTGACAGCCCAACTGAAAAGCAGGCCATCTCCGCGATGTTCGGCGCGGCAATCGATCCTCTCCGCGGCGGCCGCATGTACCGCATGGTCGGCAGCCTTGAAGACTTCGTCATCGAATCCTCGGACGTCGACTGCGATTATGCCATGCCGGTCCTGCCGACGATCGGCTACGACCGCACTACCCACGGCTATGACAGCGTGGCCTCGAAGGCCGCCTGATAAACGTCTTTTTTTAAATCCCATCTTCAAAAACAGCTAAGCAGTTTTTTGAAAACAGCTAAGCAGTTTCTGGCGCAACAATGGAAAACAGCTTAGCTGATATTTTAAATCCTCCCGATAATAAAAAGAAACCGAAGTGTACTTGGGTCGGTTGCAAGCGGATCGCGCATGTTCCACAGGTTTCAAAAGACGGCCAGGAGTGGGCTAAGCTCTGCCGGAAACACGATTCTGAGCTGAAGAAACTGCAGGCTCCGGGCGGTGATGCGCAGGCACTCCTATCCGGTTGGGTAAAAGCACAGGGCGGCGCTAAGGTCGCTGCAGGGCGAATGGTTCAGCCAAAGACCGGCGCGCAGAAGCAGAAGCCGCGGTCCAAGAAGTCCAGGCCAATCGACTACGTTGAGAATCGCGGCGCCCCACCGGGCGGTCACCCGGGTGCTGGTGCCCCTGGATATCAGCCCACCCCAGCTGAGCGACAGATGGTTCAGGTGATGGTTGCCGGCGGTTTCACGCAGTTGGAAATCGGGCACTGTCTCGGCGTCGCCGGAATCGATGAGAAGACGCTTCGCAAGCATTTCTCCACCGAACTGAAGATCGGCACATCAAAGATCAACGCGCTGTGTGTTAATGGCATCGTCAAGAACATGGTGGCCGGAAATGTCGTTTCTCAAATCTTCTGGGCGAAGACGCGGCTGCGGTGGCGTGAAGACCAGAGCGATACCGAAGGCACGGATCGACTGAACGAAGTGCTCGAAGTGATGCGGCGCGGCCCGGTCGTGAGAACTGCCGGCGGTCCAGCACTGGTTCCTTCGCCAGATCAGCAGGCAAAATCCAATGGCTCGTGAAGCTATCCGCGAACCAAAGTTCAAGGCGCTGGGCGAAAAGGCTTATGCCTTCGCCAACCGCGCGCCGGAGGATGATAAGCGGATCAACATCCTCGAAGGAGCAGTCCGGTCCTCAAAGACTTGGACAATGATTCCGAAGATGCTGGCCTTGTGCAAGTACAAGGTCGGTGGTAGGCGTGTCATTACAGGCGCTTCGAAGACGGCGATCTACAACAACGTCCTCGACGATCTATTCGAAGTGATCGGCCCGAAGAACTACTCCTACAACCAGCAGTCTGGCAAGCTGCGGTTGTTCGACTCGCAATGGCGGGTCATTGGGGCATCGGATGCAGGTTCCGAGAAGTACATCCGCGGCATGACGATCGGTGCCTGCTATTGCGACGAGCTCGTTAAGATGCCGCACAACGTCTTCCAGATGTTGCTTAGCCGCATGTCGCCCTCTGGCGCGCGGTTCTACGCGACGACCAATCCAGACAGCCCGTACCACTGGCTTCGTGAGGATCTGCTTGACAACAAGGACATGCAGGACGATCTGTTTGTTGAGCACTTCGGATTAGACGACAATCCAAATCTTGACGAATCGTTCAAGGAGTTCCTGAAGCGGAAGTACACTGGAATATTCTACCAGCGGTTTGTACTCGGAAAATGGGTGCTCGCCAGCGGATCCATTTATCGCGATGTCCTGACTGACGATCTGAATTACAACAGCGATACCAGGCCTATTGGACTGAAGTCCCGCGGCGGCCACCAGGAACACTGGTTAGCGATCGACGACGGAACGGTCAACGCATTCGTTGCCATCGACATCTACGATACCGGTAAGACGGCTTTTTGGGATCGCGAACTGTATTGGGACAGTCGCACGGAAATGCGGCAGTTAAGTAACAGGGAGAAGGTCGACGCACTCATGGCATTCATGGATGAGAATGCCGGCCGAACGCTCGACCCGCGCGAACGTCCTGGAATCATCGTCGATCCGAGTGCCGCCAGTCTCAAGGTCGAAATGACGCAGCGCGGGCTATACGTTGTCGACGCCAAGAACGATGTCGATGACGGGATCAGTCGGCTGAGTTCGATGCTGAATCTGAAAAAGATCAGGATCAACGCGGATGGTTGCCCGCGTGGGTTGAAGGAAATGCAGACTTATAGTTGGGACGAGAAAAAAGCAGAGAACGGCAAGGAGCAGCCAATCAAGGCTCACGACCACTATCCTGATGCCGGCCGGTATTGGTGCGAGACGAGAATTCAAGATTGGCGCTTAGCCGCTTAACCGTGTAAAATCAGAGAAGGCCCCGCGCTGTTTCCGCAGCAACGAGGCCATGCAGGCGAGCGATTGAGGCGCTCAAACATGCAATCTGATAATAGCGCAGTAGTCGAGCGACAACGTTAACTCGCCAAAGCGCGCAATAAGCGCTATCGGGATCTTCACAAAGACGAACTAAACGCCCAAAATCGCGCGCGGTTGCAGAAGAACGACACTGACGATATCGAGTGGGCGCAGCGGATGACGGGCCGTTTGTTCGTCATGTGAAAACTGCTTAGCTGTTTTGGTGTACCATGTAGGGCAATGGTTGATATTATCGTTGTGGATCGGCCGATCAACTGGGAACGTGATGAGCCGTGGATCACCGATGCAAAGTCCGTGGAGATCATTCGCATTCTCAATGCAGGCGGGGAGGTCCACTGTTTCCCTCCCGGCTATCGGCCGCCATTTGGCCACGAGGCGATAGCAGCGTGAACTGCCCTCACTGCCAAGCCGAGATCACAGAGACGGAGTTTCGGACACTCCGTGGCCAGTTCGCCGGCTCGAAGCGGAAGTCGAACGGCGGCGGGCGGCCGAAGAAACCGAAGGTGCGGATAGCACTGAACGCACGGGAAGCCGGGGACCAGCAGGGGAAGGATGGCGGCGATCTGATGAAGGCGATACTCGCCAGTCCAGAACGTGGCCACACATCCTCTCGTAGCGGCCCGGTACCAACCCGGCCAACAAGTTCTCGCAAGGCCCAGCCGGAGCCAATCCAGCGACGGTCGCAAGCGGCAGCGTCCCGAAGCGCTTCCCCGCGGCCACTCATTGCGAAACCGGTGGCCGGGTATGTTCGACGTATCCGGCCGGTTCCGGTACCTCCGATCGATCGCGATGATCTCGACAAGGATCAGGACTGGGGCGCATGAGGATCAAGCCATCGCCGCGCGAGATTGAGGTGTTGGAATTAGTGGCCAGAGGTTATCGGAATCCAGAGATTGCCAACGCTCTCTGTATCGCACCGGGAACGGTAAAGGTTCACCTGAAGCACATTTCGGTGAAGCTTGAAACCAACGGACGTCACATGCTGGTTGAGGAAGCCAGATATCTAGGTTTCATCGATTGAGCCACGTGAGACTTTCGGCCAAGGAAACTGCTAAGCTGTTTTCATGAGTAAAGCGAGACAGGCAAACGGCTCCTTACCTGGATGGATGGGAGCAGGCAAGCGCAAGTCTTTTACGGCCAGTGCTCGGCGACCAGGCAGGGCGACAACAGTGGCTTACTACAACCCAGTCACTGGCGCGTTCGTTGTCATCGAGGATGTCCCAATGGATGCCTTATTCAACAGGAATGAACGCCGGCTGGCAATCCATGAATGGTTTAAGAGAGGATGCCCGAGCGTTGATGATAACGGTGTGGCTCAGGACATCGCATCATGAAAGCCGGCGATCTCGTTAATCTGAAGTCTGGCAGTCCCGACATGGTCCTGATTGATGTCGTCTCGGTCGACATCAACGCCACTCCTGAAGCTCAGGTGTTCAACAAGTCGATCCTGCCGAAGGTGCTGAAGGCGGCGAAGGTGCTGTACTACAATTCCACCAACGGCAATATACACGAAAGCGTGCTGCCGGCATTGGCGCTCATCAGAAAGCAGGATGGCGAGTCGGTTGCCACTGCAACGTTCCAGCCGTAATGGAACCCGAGATGATCACATGCATCGAAGTCGTCCATCCGAACGGAGAGCATGTTTTCGAGCCGATGGTTGACTACCTGCGGAATCCGGCACCCGGGACATGGGTTATGCGTGCCAGCCGGAAATTGCCAGCCGAAGTGATCGAACGAAGCTTGCGCGGGGTGGTTAATGCCTGAGATCGAAGAGTCCACCGAATCAGCGCTGGAAGAACTTGGCCGTGATCTTCCATTTGGCGAGAACCTTCCATTCGGTGCCATCGTTGAGGCGCGTGGAATGCCAAGACCAACCAAGCCACAATGACTCCATGGGAGCGTCTCGAAGCCGCATACGAGCGCGCGTTGCTGCAGTTGTTCCGAGCCCGCGGCCCGCTCAATTCCGACCGCGCACTCCGTGCGCTCCTGAAGAACAAGACCTTCCAGGCTGAGGCGGACCGTGTAGCACAGCGCATGACGCAGGCTGTGACTGTAGCCAACGCGAAGTCTTGGCGTGAAGCTGCGATGAAGGGAAGCAACTCCCGGCGCATCTTCGAAGCACTGCGGCGCGAACTGGAAGGAACTCCCGTCGGTAACGAGGTCCAGCGAATCGTTCGAGAGAATGCACAACTCATCCAGTCACTCCCGCTATCGGTGGCCCAGACTGTCACTGAGTTTGTTTCGAAGGAACAACAGAAGGGTAAACGCTCCGCTGAGATTGAGAAAGAACTTCGGACTCGCATCCCGCAGTTAACGGCCAGCCGAATCCGGCTGATTGCGAGAACAGAAGTTGGTAAAGCAGAGAGCGCTGTTACGCGGGCTCGTTCCGAGGATCTCGACATTGACTGGTTTCAATGGCTCTCTGCAGAAGACCAACGCGTGCGGCCATCGCACAAGAACATGGATAAGGTCCTTGCCAGATGGATTGATCTTCCTTCTCCGGAGCTGCTGGTCGGCGAAAAGAATTACGGAAAATACGCCCCGGGATGCACATTCAACTGCCGTTGCGTCGGAAATCCAGTTGTTTCGCTGGATGAGATCTCATGGCCAGCACGCGTCTACTTCTCCGATTCGATCACGCGCATGACACGGGCGCAGTTCAGCCGGCAGTTTGGTCTGCAGCGCGCGGCGTAGAATAGCAGGCATGGCCGGTTCAATCGAGCGAGCTCATCACAGTGTAGAGATGTCCGAAGTACGGTTGCTGTTGAGGTTTGCGGCGAATCATCTGACGCCGCGGCAACGCGAAGCGCTTGTATCGGTGGTGCTGAACGGCCAGACCGATAGGGACGTCGCGGCTCGGACCGGCGTGACCTTTCAGGCAGTGTATCAGGCGCGCAAAAAGGCCGTTGTGCTAATGCGCCGGAAGCTGGCGACGCTTCGAATCCACGGGATCGAGGACATGCTGTCATGACAGTAGAAGATGCGGTTTGTCAATTTCGGCACCGGCAGAAGATCAAAGGCACCGACGCGCACGTCACCGTGATCCGATTCTGGCGATGGCTGATTCTGAGCGACTGGAACCGCGGCATACGGTTCGTTGAGCGAGATCCAACGCGGCGGGACTTCGGCTTCGGGATCAAGTAGAATATCCTTCATGACACGACGAACTCTCTTCTCTTACCTGATGGCCGCGCCAGTGGCGTTAGCAGCGAAGATTGGCTTTGCTTCGGTTGCGACTCGGCAATCTCACTCGCTCGAATATTGCAGCGCTGGCCCATCATTGGTGTCCGTCGGTGACGTGATTGATCTGCGCGTCACAGTCAATGCGACCCGCGGTGATGATGCTGAATGCGTTTGGTTCGATCCGCAGGACCACTTGCACAATATCGTTGTTCCGCAGGCGGCGTTGATTCCGCGCGCGGATCGGCCACTTCAGCACCTCAGCTTGTTCACAATCCTGCCCGGCCAGCACTACATCATCGAAACGGATGTGCCGGCTTCCGAGTTTGCAAATTCTGAAGTGCGCGACTCACTGGACGCTGACCTGAAAAATCGGTATCCGGAATCAACATTCGTGCTTCTGGCGCGCGGCCAGCGGGCGCAGGTGGATTCGGTCTCGATCCGCAAGCGCGCTGGTGACATCGAAGTGGAGTATCGCGGGCACACGGTCGAAGAGTGTCAGCAACTGGCTGGACTCATACCAAATCCTTCGCAGCCGTGGCGCGGTCTCAATACGGCGTGAGCGAATTGCGGCAGAAGGCAAACTACGTCGGCGCCCCGAAGGTATTCGCACTTGAGATCGGCATGTGCATAGCAAAGCCGAAATAAACCATCACCATAAATGGTCACCAGTCCAAACTTCCTGGCGAAGATCGGCAGAAGCTATCCCTCTGGCGCGCTACAGCGCGCACAGGCCGGTGACGCAGCACTGGTGAGCCATGGGCTACGCGGCAAAGGCGCTGAGGCCAACGACGCGTTCACAAACGCCGCGGCGCGCATGGGCTTCGGGACGCCGAGTGTAGCCGAGGGCGCAGACTACCAACTGGTTCGCTGGTCCTACGACTACCAGCTGATGTATACGCTGTACCGGAACCAGTGGATCGCCCGCAAGATCGTCGACACCCCGGCGCAGGACATGGTTCGCGCCTGGCCGACCATCAAATCCGACCTCGAGCCTTCGGACATGGCGAAGCTCGACCGCACCATCCGCGACACGCAGACGAAGACCAAGTTACTCGAAACGCTGACATGGGCGCGGTTGTTCGGCGGCGCCGGCGCGCTGATTGTGATCGACGGGCACGAGAATCGGCTTGACGAGCCGCTGGACATCGACACTGTCGAGTTGGGCTCCTACCATGGCTTGATTCCTTTCGACCGCTGGGTCGGGATCTATCCGGACGGCCCTATTTCAAACGACATCACGAAGCCGCTGCAGTTCAATCTGCCGGAGCGGTATCGCGTTCAGAGCATCGGCGGCGGATCCAGTTTCACAGTCCACGCCAGCCGCATTCTCCGGTTCACCGGTCCGTCCGTGCCGGCTCCGGAGTATCAGGCCCAGATGTATTGGGGTATCTCGGTCCTCGAAATCGCTTATGAGGCGATGAAGATGCGGGATAACATGCTCTGGAACATGCTTGGGCTGAGCTTCCGCGCCAACCTGCTGGGATTCAAGTCCGACGCGCTTGACCAGGCGTTGAGCGGTGCCAGTATGAATCAGAATGCGTTGGTAGCGTTCTACCAGCGTCTGGAAATGCTGAATAGCCTCATCAGCAACCAGAACATGACGGTGTTCGGTGAGAAGGGCGGACTCGAACAGGTTCAGTACGCCTTCGGTGGCTGTTCCGACCTGCTGGAACAGTTTCGATTCGAGGTTTCCGGTGCATCCGACATTCCGGAGATGCGGTTGTTCGGCCACTCACCATCCGGCATGGGCATCAAGGACGATCCGGCAGAGCGTCTCTACGAGGAACGGATCGCAGTTGAGCAGGACGTCAAAATGCGGCCGCAGCTCGATGTGCTGTATCCCGTTATGTGCATGAGCACATTAGGTTTTGTCCCAGACGATCTGGATCTCGACTTCCCGTCTATCCGCGTTCCAGGCGAGGATGAGAAAGCGGCGCTCGCCAAGAACGTTGGCGATGTCGTGCTGGCGGCTTTCGGCGCAGGACTGATCGGCAATGAGTTGGCATTGCAGGAACTCAAGCAGTCATCCATGTCAACAGGGATATGGACCAACATCACCAGCGAGATTCTGGAAGCGGCTAAGAAGAAAGACGCCGACGCCAAAGAGATGCAGAATGCAGCGGGTTATCTCGGCGCTGAGGGCGAAGAGGGCGAAGAGAAACCGCAGTCGGCACCGGAACTACAGCAACCGAAGAAACCGCGCGCTGTGGACTCCAAACATCGCAACATTGAGTTCGCTGGCATCCCGATCACGATTGAGCACGAAGCCGGAGAACGGCGGCAGATCCGCAACGAGCGAAATGAACTGGTTTACGACCGGCTCCTGAAAGCGCCATATGGGTTCGTGCAGAATTCACTTTCCGTGGATGGAGACGAGCTCGATGTAATTGTCGGGCCGGCCGAGAACGCTCCGTTTGTCTGGATAATCCAAATGCGCGACCTCGGTCCTGACATCGAGGCCCGCCAGGACGAGCCGAAATGTTGTATCGGCTGGCAGTCTGAGAGTAGCGCGGTTCGCGCATTTCAGGACATGTACGGTCCAGACTGGATTGACGATATTGAGGAAGTCCCGCTCTCCGAATTCAAGGCGCGTCTTGCGGAGGCCGATGGGCGAGTCATGGACGAGCTCAGTGAAGTCGGCGCTCTCGATGAGTTCGTTGAATCGGAGCATCCGCGTGGCACCGGAGAGCATGGTGGCGAATTCGTCAAAGGTTCCGGCGGCGGCGCAGCGTCGAAGTCCAAGACGGAATCCAATCGCGAGCAATCTGCCGCATCAGGACAGCGCCAGTCGCGGCATTCGATGTCACCGGCTCCGGCGAATCGTGCTGACTGGCCTGAGCACATAAAAACTCTGAAGGTTCCTCCGGCATGGACAGATGTCCAGATCAGCGAGAATCCAAACGCCGATCTGCTGGTAGTAGGCAAAGATTCCAAGGGGCGCCGGGTAACGATCTACTCAAAGAGATTTGCCGACGAAAACGCTCAATCCAAGTTCAAGCGGGTTGTTGAACTGGATAAAAAGTTTGACGGCATCCAAAAGCAGAACGCCAAGGCGATGGCTTCTGCGGATCAGAAGACGCGAGAGAACGCACACTGCGCAAATCTCATTATGGCAATGGGTATGCGGCCCGGCAGCGACAACGACACGAAAGCCAAAGTGAAAGCCTACGGCGCCACCACGCTCGAAGGCCGGCATATCGTGGAGGAAGATGGTCAGGTGTATGTCAGATTCATCGGCAAAGAAGGCGTGGCCAACAATCATCGCGTGCCAGATCCAACGCTGGCCAAGGAACTTCTGCGCAGATCCAAAACAGCCGGAGATGCCGGGCGCCTATTTTCCGGCGTGAGTGGATCATCCGTCCTGAATTACACGCACACGCTAAACGGCGGTAGTTTCAAGACCAAGGATTTTCGGACCCGACTCGGCACGAGCGAGGCGAAGACGCGAATAGCGGAAATCGATCCTCCAACCAACGAGAAGGATTACAAGAAGAAAATAATGGAAGTCGCCAAGGCCGTTTCGCAACGGCTCGGAAATCAACCCAAGATGGCGCTACAGGCGTACATCAACCCAGCCGTATTCGCGCGATGGAAGGCGAGCGCAGGTATTTAGTCGTCGTCTTCGTCAAGTTCGGCTGGATCGAATCCGAGAGCCTTCACCACGCTTGGTGCCGTCGGATGCTCCAGTTCGTCGTTGTCCGGAATATCGCCATCGGCGTCCAGCAGTTCGTCTTTATTGTCCATGACTCATTATCCTCTTTTTTTTGTGAAAGCGGCGCGGCAGCCCGAAGGCCATCGCGCCGCTGAAACGCCGAAGGCAAACTTACGCGGTACGGCATACCCCACATCGGCACGGTTCTGGTTTCCGGGCGTGGGACTTGCGGATTTCAGCCTCGGCGCTGTCCAGCCAGCCGTCCAGATAGCTCTTCTTGCCCAGCGCGCCCGCCAAAGCTTGTTCCGCGCCCGTGAGACAGTCCATTATGCCGGGCGATACACAGTACCCCGCATTGGCCTGTACAGCCGCTATGCGCGTTAACAGTTTGCGGGCTTCGCGCGTCGGGTCAGGCTTGGGCTTACGCAGGTTCGTCGGCTTCACGCCATCCTCCCATTGCGCGCCGTGTTATCCCTGATCGCCTGCTGAGCCTCCTCGGCCTCCATGTCCGTCATTTCCGTAAAATGACGCCGGACTGACCCGGTTGCAATTTCTCGCCGAAACCAATCGGCGGTAGTGGTCCATCCGGTAAAGTCCCAGCACAGGCCCTCCGTAGCTGCCACGGCAGCGGCAGACTCCGCGTGGTCGGACAGGGCGCAGTCATCGTCGTGAGCGGGTCCGTCTCCGGGCCAGCAACCGTCCTGCATGGCCGGGACAGCGGCAACTATCGGCAGCGCAGCGGCCATGATGTTCAGCTCGATTCTCGCCTGGTTTTCAGCCGCTTTCCTAGTTCCGTGAAAGGTCATCTTTTTGCGCCTCCCAGCGCCCGTCATCAACACCATTATACGCATTTTGCTGTATTAATGTCAAGCTTCCACAAAGGAAAAAATGGCCGTACCGACTCTCGCAGCAATAACGCCGCAGGACACACTTCTCATCGTTGGCCAGGCGTATCCGCAGGCTGTAGCCATACCGGCCA